GTGCAATATGCAGGTTGTAATAGTTCACCATTGCCTGCTCTTTCTAGCTTTACGTATACTAAACTCAGATCTTTTCAAGCAATTGATCTACGTCCTGTGAAGGATAGTGAGTGTTAGTCTCCGCTACCGCACGGAAGTTCCTTCCCCAGCGCAACCCTGGTGCCTGGTTTTATGGGTGTCATAGTATCGGCGACACAAGCCTATCAGTAGTAAATGAGTCTGGGGGAGTTAGCGGTTTACGCAGGAAGTATAAGGATTTATCTGTTGAACAGATGAGTTAACCGTGTAGTTAAAGTTTGTCTTTGATATGATTTTTATGTACTTTTAAGTTGATAATGCCGTTATAGTAGTCTGCTGATTCAAGTACTTTTCTGTCAAATTGTTCTTTTGCTTCTATGTAAGAGCATACAGCTTTTGCATTGCAATAGTGCAGTATCTCTCTTTTAAATTTATCTGGGCCTAGTTGAGCTAAGTCTGCCAAAAGTTCTACAGATGAGCCATAATATGTTTGCCAGTCGGATTCAATCTTACTTTTGATCTTCTTCCGCTTTTTTGTACCATTCTTTAGTTTAACAACCCGGTATGTGGTTTTAGAAAACTTTGATAGCTTCTTCCCCACATACTTTCGGTTGTTAGTTAGGTTTGTTATAAGGTACACAAACCCAACGCAGTCATCGGGTAATGTGTCTACAACTTGATCGTTGTAAAACCACATTACTTGGCTGCTAACGCTTCTTTCTCCGCTGTAATCTCTTTACGGCGTTCCTTGATAGCTTTAGACATTTCCTGTAGTGCTTTACGAGCACGAGCGGCAGCGGCCTTAACGCCTTTACCTGCAAATTTTTCGTTTTCAGCCTTGTATGCTTCAAACTGTTCTAGTAAAATTTCATGATTTGTCATAATGTTCCTTAATTTTCAATGACTTGCGTATCCGCTTCAAGCATAGTGAATCCATTTTCCTTGACTACCATAAGCACATTATTAACACGGCTTGCTAGTTCATCTCTGTGTGAGATTAAGAAAATGTTACGATTCATTTCCCGACCCATTGACTTTAGAACTGACATGGAGTGTTCGATACCCACACTATCCATTCCAGAATCAACAAGCTCGTCAATAAACATCAAGTTCATTGGCTCAGTGAAGCTTTCATACACATCTCTAAAACTCCAGCTCAATGCCAGAATTAAACGATTTCGTTCTCCTCGACTTAGGTTATCAAAGTCAAAACTTTGTCCTAGTTGGCTAATGTCTACTTCCAAATCACTTTTAAATGTAACTTGGTGGGGTAGTTGTAACTTATCCAAATAGTAACTTAGTCTATGATTCAAATACGCCAAGTTCTGTTCAATAATTCGCTTTCGTACAAATGAGTCCTTGCTTGTTAACAACTTTAACAAAAACTCTTGATGCTCAAGTAGCTTACTTACTCTGTTAATTTCATCCCAGCTAACCAGAGCTAGCGCAGTATTACGCATTGCTTCAATTTGTTCTTGATAAGGATCTTCTTCTTGGACCTTTGCATCAAGTTGCTTACGAATGTTTTCTAAGTTGTTCTTGTGAGCAGCCGCATCAGCTACGTCCTGATACTTGGTACGTGGTCGATCGCCCAAGTTGCCAATAGTTCGAACAGCCATATCAGCTTGAGCTAGATAGCCATGTTCTTCACGAAGCGCATTAACAGTTAAGTCTACGGCGGCTTGCGCATCTGCGGCCATTTGGTCATGCTTCTCGTCATGAACATCTTGACCGCAAGATGGACATTGGTGAGCCTTGATAGATTCCAAACTCTTTTGTGCAACTGCCAGTGCATCCTGCAACTTCTTAACGTTGCTTTGGCGAGTAGCTAATTCTTTGTTGGCTAACTTAAGGCGACTTTCGTTATCCTTGTAAAGAGCCACAGCACGGTGAGCCTCTAGTTCGGCTTCAATGTCTGTGTTTTCTAATTCTGTAATAGCCGCCTCAAATGCAGCCACGTCAGTTTCTTTCTTACTAGTCCACACACGACTGCGGCGTTCTAAGTCATCAATAGCTGATTGAACACGAGCATTACTTTCTTGCAGGGCTTTGATGCGTGACTCTTCGTCTTTGATATCATCCTTGCTTTTCTTAATGAACTCTCGAAGGATCTCAGCTTTCTCACTTAACTGAGTAATGCCCAGTAGTTCTTCAATGATGTCACGTTGCTCACCACTTTTCAAACTCAAGAAAGGCTGAGTGTAAGTGTTTAGTGCAACAAGGTGCTTGAACATTTCTGCACTCATGCCAACAACTTTTTCAATTGCTTCTTGAGTTACACGGTTCTCACCAGCACCTTCGTCTGTACCTGATTCGTTGACTTCATGATCGTCAACTAAGAATCGCAACACGTTAGGTTTACGACCACGTTCAATTGTATACTTGGCACCGTTCTTTTCAAACTCAACTGTGACCAACATGCCTTTGGTATTAGTTTTGTTGATAAGGTTCTCTTTACGAATGTTTGTAAGTGCATTGCCATAGATAGCATAAGACAACGCATTGACCATTGTAGTTTTACCTACGCCGTTACGAGCACCATCGCCACCTAAGTCTAAGTTGTTACCTAACACAAGAGTCAACCCATGTTGATTCATGCGGAGGCCTTGGGTAACATTACCCACACTCATAAAGTTTTTAATTGTTAGATTGTTAAACTTAATCAAACTGTCAGTCCTTGGTAAATTTGCACAAGAATTTGTCTATCAATAACATCAGAGTCAATTGCTTGAATCTGATTTAACACAATAGCGTCAACAGATTCAAATTGAATCTCACCGCCTTGCCATTCAGTTGCGTGTTCTTCCTTCTTGCCAGGAATAAGCGACAGCTCACGCATGTTATACGTCTCTGCCCACTGTTCTTTAATATACGTTGCTTCTTCGTAGCTAATGTCTACGTCGATTGTAATACGAGCAAACGTTTGTTCATCAAACAGTTCAGCATGACGATCAATGGCTTGTGTTAGTGTAAGTGTTTTAAACTTAGGAGCTCCTGGCCATGTGCGGAAGTCTGGTTCACTACCATACTCCAAGAACATGCAACCACGTTCGTCATCCCAGGCATCAGCATAGTTATGGGGAAAGCAATTACCCATGTACACAATATTGCCTTTGCGCTGGCGCTTGTGAAAGTGTCCGCTAAACACTAACTCTTGATTAGGAAAGTGTCCAGCATTAAGTCCACCATGATCTGGCATTTCTACCATGGCGTTCATTTTAAAGTGCGGAAGCTCAAAGTGTCCAAACACATAACGGCTTTTCAGTTTGGCCATTTTGGTCCACTCATCGCCTACCAGCCAGGGGATGATTGTCATGTCGCCAACTGTAAGTGGCTCATCAACTAACACCACATTGTCCAAGTGCTTGGCAAACGGCAAGCTGTTGATTTCACGCTTTTCACGATATGCTAAATCATGATTGCCCATGATCAGGTATACCTTTTCAAAGTGCTCTGACAAGTACTTGACGTTGGATGTTGTATAGTTTAACGTGCTTACGTTAACAGTGGAACGATTATTGTGCCAGTCGCCAAGGAAGATGCAAGTTTCTGCACCTTCCTTTTTGGCTTCAGCAGTCATCCACTTGATAAAGTTTTCACAGTCATTGTTGTGGCTACGACTGTTGTTGCGTAGTCCAAAGTGAATGTCTGTGAAGCAAACGGCTTTCTTGAAAGATTGAGTCATTAGCAATTATAGCATTTCTGCAAGTGTATGTCTACAACGAACGAGCTCGTCCTTAAGGAAAAGTTTTCGTTTCTTAAGAGTTTGGGCAACAGGAGTATCATTCTGGTGCTGTTGTTCAAGGATCAACAATTGCTTTTCAAGACTATCGTGATGAATCTCTAAATGATCAATGTGTCTTTTCAAACTGTCTGGATGTTTCATGTTTACTCCTTCTTTAAGAATGGTGCAAGCTCGGGTGGCTCCCAACCTAGTGGTTTAAGAACCTTGCCATCTTCGCGCTTTCGTACTTTGCCTGTCTCTCGATCAATCTTGGCAAAGTTTGTTTTCATAACTTCTTTCCAAGCACCGTCGCCGTCAAATCCTGCACTATGGATAGCACCAATAGTAACAACTAAGATGTCAATCAATGCATCTAGTGTTTCTACTTCGTCGTGAGCCGCAATAGCTTCTGCAAGCTCACCTGATTCTTCTTCAATCAGTTTCAGATACATGTTAAATTGATCTGCATTAAAGCCTTCAACGCTTTGATCGCAGGCCCTCATAAACTTTTCTTGATCGCGAAATGGATTAGTCATCATGCTTCCTCACTATCCTCTAAAATAATTTCAGTAACTTCGATGTCTGCATCGATATCAATGTCTGCTTCTAAATCAACATTGGCAGGTAATTCTTCACCTGGTTCAACAGCAGCCGCCGGATCTTTAAGTGCATTATATCTTTCGATGCCCTCAAGGTGCGCCTGCTGGCTTTCCATCTGGCGTGTCCAGCTTGGCATTTGACCCGAGTCTTGTAGCATGTCATCACGGATATCACGTTGACGCTTTTCTACGTTTAGAACACGGGTAAAGGAGTTAGTAACTGCGGCAGTATAATAAGCAAACGGGTTTTGTGATTTGCCTTCGTCAAACTGTAATGCAATTTGTGTAAGCTGAATAAGTGCTTGCCCGCGCATTTCATCGACATAACTATAGCCACGCCAGTTGCTTCGCAAGCTGTAACGTTCGCATAGCTTTAAGAACATTGCGCCTAAGCGATTTGTAATTTGTCCATGGGTCACACAAAACTCGCCTGTTTCTAAGTCGCCCTTCCAATGACTGCGAAGCACTTCGCGCCAAGTGCCATCTTCATTTTGAACAAAATGTTTAAATGGAGGAAAGTTTACTTTAGAGCGATGATCAGCAATACTCTTGGGATTATTTTTACGTCCAGGCTCGAGAGGAATATGCTCAAACGTCATCATGCGAACAACAAGATCAGTTACTGGAATCTTTTTAGGATTAACTTCAAATTGATCTTGTTTTGGTTTAGTACTTGCTTTGCCCTTTGCGGCTTCCCATTCTGCAATGGCAGCCTGGTATGCTTGTTGTTGTAACCTAGCCGCGCGAGCTTCACGTGCTAAGTTGATAGCACCTTCGGGACAGGCTTTGGTTTTACGATTATGAAAGCTCTTTAATTCGGTTACAATGTAATCATACTGCTCGACATCTTTGCTTTCTTTCCAGCAATAGCTCATCTTACTTGCATGGATCGCCGCTAAAATATCTTTATTCTTTAGGTAAATGGTTGTTGTTTTTTCTGACACTAGTAGTCTCCTTATATCAAGTATAGCATAAAGTTGTAAGCATTGTCAACGGTAATATACCTACTTTATGGAAACGGTAAATAGGTATGGAGAAACTTTTAATGAAGATCAATGAGCTAAATTCCCGCATTGTTGCCGTATACGCAGGACGCTTCCACCCGTTCCACCATGGACACGCTGAAGTGTTTCGCGAACTCGCGAACAAGTTTGGCATTAACAATACTTACATCACATCAAGTGGCAAGGTAGAGCCAGAAAAGAGTCCGTTTTCATTTGCTGAAAAAGCACTTATGATGCAGGCTGCAGGCGTACCAAAAAAAAATATTGTAGAAGAAACAGTGCCATATGCACCAGTAAACTTGCCAAGCAAATTGGGACTTGACCCAAACAAAGACGTTATGGTTTTTGGCGTGGGCCAAAAGGACATGGCCGAAGATCCTCGTTTTGCGTTCAAGCCATTAAAAGACGGCTCTCCAAGTTACTTCCAGCCATACACTGGCAAGAATTTAATGCCATTCAGCAATGCTAAAAATGCCGATGGTACCCGTGCTGGCCATGCTTACATTTATCCTGTTCGTGACGTACAGTTTAGCATTGCTGGACAAACAATCAACAGTGCAAGTCAAATTAGAAACTTGTACAAAGCCGCAGATGATGAAGGTCGTGTAGCAATTTTACATGAGCTATACCCAAATGGTGGCGCACAAATTGACAAGATCAAACGCATCTTTGATGCCAAGTTAGGATGATACCATGGCTAATTTAGATAGTCGAGTTACACTTGAATTTAAAGCATTTGCTGAAATGGGCACCACTGATGAAAGTGGTCGTAAGACTGGTGATTATGATAGCCGCGTGCCTTCAAACGCAAACAAAGAGCCAGGTAAGAATCATATTTTAACATGGCCAAGTACTCCTAAGATTTCGCAATCAATTGAAGTAAATTATAGTACATGGGAATTGCAACACACCAACTATCAGCCAAGCGCATTTGGTAATCGCTCAACGCCTGTTGTAACAATTAGCGGCCCTTGGTTTAGTCGTACTGAAGAAGAAGCAAAGAAAACACTAACCGCAATTCATTTGCTACGTTCAGCGACAAGTATGTTTTATGGTCGAGAAGATAAGAACAAAGGAATACCGCCTCCAATTGGACGTTTAAGTGCTCATGGCTTATATTCAAATACACCAGTGGTTGTAAAAACGTTTCAATACGATTACCCAAACGATGTTGATTACATTACTGTTGATATGTTTAACGGCAGACAATCAGTACCAGTGTTATTTGAAATGAGTGTTAGTTTAATTGTACAAATTAACGCAGTTGAAGCAGTTAAAGAATACACATTAGAAAATTTCTACACTGGCAAATTATTAGGAAACGGATACATTTAAAATGGCAACTACTGGAAAGAACCAATACGCTGATACGCCAATTCAAGACTTTTACCTTGACTTAGCAAAGCTGCCAACAGCCGCAGATATTACAGACGGCAAAACAACAGAGACTATTGTAGTTGGCCCCAAGTATCAACATCGTCCTGATTTACTAAGCTATTCTCTTTACGGCAACAGCAGTTACTGGTGGGTAATTGTATTGCTTAACCGCAATCAACTTCGTGATCCTATTAGAGATTTAAAAACAGGTATGGTACTTCGTGTATTAAACAAAGCAGATATTGCTGGAGTAGTATAATGGCAGAAAAACCAACACATCTTAATAATATTGGCTTACCTGATATTCATTATAATCCTTTGCAGAATTATCGCAGTGTAACTTACACTACTCGTCTGACTATGATGCCGTCATCAGAAGCAACAAAAACAAGTCACGACCGAAGCTATGATTACAAAAAAGGTATTGTATTGTGGGAAACCGGCGGATCAGGTTTAGTATATCTTGAAGAAATGATTATGACATGTGTTGGTGCTGGCAATGAAACTGGCAACTACGTAACACAGCAACCAACTAGTTTTAAAGGAAAATTAGTTGAGCCACTGGGCGGCAGATTTATAGAATCGCTAAGCCTGGCTGCAATGGATTTAGGGTACAGTACCAATGCAGATGGTATGTGTTTACTTGAAATTGCATTTACGGGCTACAATACTAATTCTGATGTACCGGAGCAGTGTAAAGGCTGGGATAACGAAGAAATGATATTCCGTTGGTATATTCGAATTACCCAATTAGTCATGCAACTTGATTACAAAGGTAGTACCTATGATTTTTCCTTTGTGGTATCTGACGGTCAAGTTTTAAACACTGACTATAACACACTCGAAGATGGATTCAGGATGGTTGGTAGTCCAGACACAATTGGAAGTTTTTGCAAAGAGTTTTCAGATGCACTTAACAAGCGCGAAGAAGAACATGTTAAATCTGGTATCCGTTGTATTCCTCACAAGTATGTGATTACTGCACATAAGGATATTGCAAATTTAAAAGTAAAGAGCGGTTTTTGGTCAAGACAAACATTCAGTATGTTGATTGGCCGTGGCGAGATTCAAGGCAAACCAGGTATGAGTGTGCAAGAATTTATACTAAATCAAATCTCCAATAGCGAAGAAATGATGAAACACTTGCATCGGATTCCCGAGAAAAAAGACTACAACAGCACTGAAGTCAAACCAGGTAAGATACATATTGTACCCAAATCAGTTGTAATTATAGCCGGAGCCCGAGACATAGAAATGGATAAGGAATATGCCTATGATCCTAAATTAGGTACGTCAGCAAAAGAACTACACTTCTTTATAACCACTAAAGAAGATGCACGTACAGTCATTAGCCCACAAGAATTTAAAGATGCACAAGACCCCGACCAGCGTGACGCTCGTGTGCAAAATTGGATTAAAAAAGGATTACTTCGCAAAGTCTACAGATGGATCTACACTGGCGAAAACTCCGAAGTTCTCAACGTAGAATTAAAACTTGATAACATGTGGCGCAATGTTAGACCGCTGTGGGTTAGCACCGAGACTGGTAAGGCAATCGCTCCTACAGCAAAATCGTCAACCGCCCAGCAGAAGTCGCCGTCGGCTACAGGCGGCAAAGTTGTTGCTTGCAATGACGCAAAGGCAGTCAACGCAAAAACTCAACGTGTTGCCGCAACGTATGCCGAAGATGCCGAATTTGATGCACAAACTGGTAAAATTAAGCCAAAGGAAGGTTGGTATCCTAACATGCCACAGTTTTATCATATGAACGTAGGAGTACAACAGCAAAGCCAGCAAGGGGCATTGTCTCCTAGCAATGCAAACGAGTACGCGATCTACAGACAAATTGGTGCAAACATGTCTGGTTCTGGAGAAATGACAAAATTGACCCTAGAAGTGGTTGGGGATCCTTACTGGCTGATGCAAATACCTGGCTCACCAGGTAAGCCTCCATATAACGAAGACGTGTGGGAATACGAAAAACAGCAACTTACCGAAGATCAAATGGCCGAGAAAAGAAAGAAAACTGCTTCGCACGCTTGGCTACCATTCATTTATTTTGATGCACAGATACCATCTGCTACAAATAATACAGCCACCGACACAATGAAATTACGTGAAGCAGAAGCAATAAGTGGTATATTTTGTTGCACTATGATAACAAATAAGTTTAGCAAAGGCAAATTTACTTCAACATTGGCTACTTACAGAGAACCATTATCTAATCCATGGACCGGTGGAATCAAAGGCGAAAATAGGGCATCTAATGGCACCTCGCCTGGTAATGCGTCGGCAACTGGTCCAAATAACGCAAACTTAAAGAAGAAATAAGGATAGAAATGCAAGTAAACGACAAAGGCAGAGCAGGCGGAGGAACAGCGGCACTTGGTAGCAAGATGCATGGGGTGTTTCTTGGCAAAATAAAAGACAACATTGACCCTGATGGTCTTGGCCGATTGAGAGTATGGATTCCGCAATTAAGTAACTCAGCGGAATCGAATAAGCAAGGTTGGTTTACGGTTCGTTATTGCCCGCCGTTTGCCGGAGCATCAAATACCAGCGAAGAATCACAAGCCAAAGATGCAACCAAATATGCACAAACAAATCAAAGCTATGGCATGTGGATGGTCCCACCGGACAAAAATGTACAGGTAGTTTGCAGTTTCCTTAATGGAGAGCTAAGTCAGGGTATTTGGTGGGCATGTATGCCGCATGACGGACATACGCATGCGATACCAGCAGTGGCGTCTGGTACAACTCACGATGGTGCAACTACACCATTGGCCGAACGTAATCGTTATAATACAGCGGATCCGGATCCAGAAAAGCGTCCCAAGCATCCGCTTAATAATGTTATTAGACGACAAGGCCTTGAAAAAGACAAACGTCGTGGCCACATCAATGCTGGCCCTTTTAGAAACAAGTCAAAGCACACCGGATTAGCGTACGGAGTGTTAACACCAGGCCAGCATCAGTTTGTAATGGATGACGGTGAGGAATTTAAGAACGGTCAAATCAGATTACGTACTGCTTCGGGCAATACGTTTATCATGGACAACGATGAAGGCTTCATTTATTTTATTAACGCAACAGGCAACGCTTGGATGCAACTTGACAAAGAAGGCAACGTTGATGTTTATGCAGGCGGCTCTTTTAGTGTTAATGCTGAAGATAGCATTAACCTTCGTGCTGGTAATAACATCAACATGGATGCAGGCGCAAACTTAAATGCAGTTGCGGCAAAGGATTGGAATTTAGAAGCATGTGAAGTGTTTAACGCTACAGGTACAACTGGTATGAAGTTAAGCACAAGCCAGAACATGAACATTCTTGCTGACAGCCAGTTTAAAATGACTGGTCAGCGCATCGACTTAAATGGTCCTCCTGCAGAACGTGCAACATTGCCTACGCCAAACAGTTTGGTAACAAACTCGTCAGTCGGTAAAAGTGTTGCAGGCCGTGTTCCCGAAGCTGAGCCATATGGCGGCCACGTTAGTAAGGGAGGTGAGCAGCCTACTGTCGTGCCCGGAGCCGCTCCAATTGATGATCCTGAGATTACACCAGCACCGGAAAGCTACGAAGATAAACCTAGCCCAGAAACAACAGATGCTATTGCTTGCGTTCCAGAAGTAACACAAAGTAAATTAAGTGACGAAGGATTTAAGATCTTAAAAAGCCGAGAAGCATATTGCGGTATCATGTACAGTGACTATCAAGGTTACAGTATCGGATATGGTATCCGCTTAGATATTTTTGGTCCCGGCGGTGGCGGCAAAATTGATGAAAATCTAAAGCAAGCATTGTTAGCTGGCCCAAGCGAACCAGAAGCACGTTTAGCCAGCCGTCAAATCATTGATCGTGAAAACACACCACGAATTATGCGATCGCTAGAAAAAGCAAAAAGCGGAGCAGGCAAGCCAATTTGTATTACACAGTCGCAAATTGATGCATTGATTATGGCTTCGTACAGCAGTCCAGCAAGTGCAGATAAAATGGCACAGGCCTTGGTTCAAGCTGCCGCAGCCACAGCAGATGGAAAGCCTACAAACGAAGATATTGCCAAAATTTGGGCTAACTCTCCGTATAACAACAGTAGCAAAGTTCGCAACAGTGATGCAAAATATGCAATGACTGGCAAGCCAAATTCTGATACACGAGTAATGGAACCAGAGCAATTGCAAGCAGAAGGTATCAAGCGAGATTTGTCACGTTTAAAGAACAACAAAGTTCAACTTCCTGACACAGCAGGTTGGCGTACCCCTTATGGCAATGGCGGTCAAACCGGAACTAAAGTTGAAAATACTTACGGAAAACCAACCCCGCAACATTTGGCTCAATGGGAAAGAAGTTACTATCTAAACACTGGAAATGTGCCGTATGGTAGCAACTTGACTGTTGAACAACTACGTGACAAGTACGGTTCTCCGCATACTGGAGGTAATAATCCTCCAGGTAAAGCAACAGCCGGGACAGCATCCAACAGCAATGTAGGATAAGATAAAACCCAGCTTAATAAAACTTGGTAAATAGGTGTATGCCAAGTTACACATCAAAATTCCGCGGGTATAGCTCAATTGGGACTAGTTTTTTAAATCCAGTCCTGTACGATCTTGCCCTTGCGAAACAAGACTTACTAAACCACTTTAATACTCGCAAAGGCGAGCGTATTATGATGCCAGAATTTGGCAGCATTGTATGGGATATGCTTTTCGAGCCATTAGATGATTACACTATCAATTTAATCGACGCTGATGTGCGTTCGATTATCAAATCAGATCCACGTTGGTTGTTGCAAAGTGTAGCCATCAGCGAAGGCCCAAATGCACTTAACATTGAAGTTACAGTGACATATTTGCCCACAGACGAATCAGTACTATTACCAATGGTATACGACAAAGGAACGAACACATTATGAGCCAGACACGACGCCTAGGACAGTTAAACGCCGCTGAAAGCTGGCTTAACAATTACCGTTATCTAGTAAACGCAGATTTTAAAGCGTATGACTTTGAAAGTCTACGTACTGCATTGTTAGATCACATTCAACTTAACTATCCAGAAGATTTTAACGACTTTATCAATTCAAGCGAGTATGTTGCGCTTGTAGACTTGATGGCGTTCATGGGACAAAACTTGTCCTTCCGTGCAGATTTAAACTTGCGCGAAACGTTCTTGGAAACAGCAGAAGTTCGCGGCAACGTATTAAGTATTGCTCGTCAGTTGGGCTACAAGCCGTTCCGTAACGGTGCAGCCAATGGCTTTTTAAAAATTACTTCTGTAACAACTACACAAGAATTATATGACAGCAAAGGTACAAACCTGGCTGGTAAAACAATCGTGTGGGCTGACCCGTTGAACTTAGACTTCAATGAGCAGTTTTCATTGATTTTAAATCAGGCACTAAACAAATCAAACCCAATTGGACGTCCAGTTAGTTCAATTTCTGCCAATGGCACTACACGACAAATTTACGAACTTGATCAACCAGACACAAGAACAATGGTTGAATCATTTTCGTTGACTGCAAGAAATAATAACAGCTATTCTTGTGAGCTAGTTCCTGTAACAATTGATACAACTACAGAGCTTGCAAAAGAAAATACACCAAATCCGTATGGTCGTCAGACTGTGCTGTTTAACAATGATGGTACTGGCTTTGGCTCTGGTAGCAACGGCTGGTTCTTTATGTTCAAGCAAGGAACATTGAAGTTTGAAGACTTTATATTAGACACGCGAGTTGAAAACCGTGTAATCGATTTACAAGGCAATAACATTAACGAAACTGACATTTGGGTTCAAAGCATTGACTCACAAGGACAAATTTTAGAGCAGTGGACTCCTGTACCTAACACAAACAATAAGAACATTGTATTCAATGCAGTAGCAAAAGACGTACGAAAAGTATACGAAGTTATTACTCGTGAAAACGATTCAGTATCTCTAAAATTTGGCGACGACATTTTCGCTGACATTCCTACTGGTAACATTCGTGTATGGTATCGAGAAAGTGCAAACGAAACATTATCAATCTCTCCTAACGATGTAGCAGGTTTGGAAATGGCATTGCGTTTTGTTGATGGTACATCTACAGAACAAGACTTGACAATTACACTTGAATTGTCTACTCCAGCATCAAGTACTGCTGGCGAAACACTAGAACAAATTAAAAATCGTGCAAGTCGCACAAGTGCAAGTCAGGACCGCATGATCACTGCTTCTGACTACAACATCTATCCAGAAGGTAAAGTAAGCGGCGTTGATAAAATCAAAGCAGTTAACAGAACACATGCTGGTCAAAGTGTATATGCAGACTTGTCTGATCCAACTGGCACATACCGTCCTGTTATTACATTTGCAGACGATGGTTACATCTACGAAACTGAAGTAGTTACATCTACTACAAAAGATTCTTTATCAGGACCGCAAGAAGTATTGTCTTGGGTAGAAAACAGTTTATTGAACAGACACCTGCACCAGTTATACTACAAAAAGTATACTCCCATTGCTCCAGATTCTGGCGTTAATGTCAAGTGGGTAACAGTAAGTTCTGGTAACGCAACTACCACAGGCCACTTTTCAATTGTGACAAATAATGCACCGCTACGTATTGGCCGTGGTAGCCCAGACATCAAATATAGAACCATTGGCAAGAACAGTTTGGTAAAAACCACTGGCGGCAAGTGGAGCCGTGTGCTAGATGTATATCGCGAAGGCTTGGGCGTAAGTGATAATGATGGCAACAACACTGGCTTACGTGCCAATGGCCAAGGATCTGTGTTTTTGAATTCTATTTTAACATCCACAAGTGTTGAAGCTTGGTTCCCATCATTACGTACAATTTTTACTCCAACAGAGCAACGTGAGATTCTTGCTGAGATTCGTGCGGCACGTAGCTTTGGTTTGAAGTATGTAAACACAGCAACTCAACCAGACCGTTGGAAAATTATTCCAGTGGATGCAGTTGTAACAACAGGTGACTTAGTTCCTCCAACAGAACAAAACACAAACTCTGGTGCAAGCTGGTTAGTGCGTTTAGAGTATGACACAACCACTGGCACCTGGACATTGTACACACGTAACGACCAAACAGTGTTTGGCAGTGTTGACCAATTGAAATTCCATAATCAACGTTTTGGCCAATCAATTGACTCGTCATCAAAGCGTGTGCTAAAAGATACTGTTAAGTTTTTAAAACAACACGGATTAGAGTCTGAGTTGTCGCTTGATGTCAACGACTACTTTAAACTAGATGATGGCCGCTTTGATTCGACCCGTGTAATGTTATTATTACCTGGCCTAAATGAAAACTTAGCACCAAATGATCCAGAAGTAATTAGCAAGCTAATCACAGATACTGTGCAATTTGAACGTGTGCCATTTGTTGATACTAAGGGACAATACACATTAAAGCCAAGCAATACCGCCGGCGTGCTATTACCTGGTAGAAAAGATTTAAAAGTACAAAGTACACACGTTCCGTTACGAGATAATAGAGTTGACGCATCAACTACAAACATTGTTGACATGTATGTGTTAACATCAAACTACAACGATGCTTATCGTGCTTGGGTCAACGCTGGCGGCAATGAGGCAACAAAGCCATTGCCATTAACTTCATATAGTTTAGAAAAGCTAATGAGTTCTATTATTCCTTATAAGAGTATTAGTGATAGCATTATTTTCCATCCTGTCAACTATAAAGTTATCTTTGGTAAGAACGCTGACAGCAGAAATCAAGTTAAGATTCGTATTACCAAGAGTGATACTACACGAGTAAGCGATGCTGAAATTCGCAGTCGTGTTATTGCGGCAATCAACCAATACTTCTCGGTTGATAATTGGGACTTTGGCGAAACGTTTTATTTTACTGACATGGCTGCTTGGATACATAAGTCGTTGGGCGGAATTATCAGTAGCATTGTGTTGGTACCAAAACAAAAACAGTTGTCAAGCAATGACCTGTTCCAGATTCCATGTGAGGATAATGAAATTTTTATCAGTAGCGCAACGGTAAATGACGTTGAAGTTGTTTCAAATTAATAAGGCAAAGTAATGGCAAAAGATCCAAAAAAATTAAACCCTGAAAACCCATACAGTAAAACATTCCCGGGTCAGGATTTAAACACAGGCGTTTCACCTAAGACGACTGACTTACTACCTACGATTTTTAGAACTGAAACAAATAAGAAAGTTCTAAGTGCAGTAATGGAAGACTTGTTTCAACCAAGTTCCATTGAAACATTAAACTATGCCGTTGGCCGTAATCGTACAAAGTTCACTGGCTTAGACTATTTGCCACATCCTATTGCCCGCAGACAATTAGAAACTGGCTTAGTGCTTTTCAATGATGATAAGGTATCTGTATTAACAGCAGACGACATTGCAACAGCATGGGATCTAAATGATAGAACACGTGAAACAGTAGAACCAATTAGCATTTTAGATTTGCCAATTGACCCAGACAAGTTTTTAAACTGGGCAAACTACTACTGGATTGAAGAACGTATGCCAGTGGTGTTCTTGACTAGTGGCAACACTGACTTAAATGTACAAGCTGACATTGTTGGTAAGAAATATTACACATCACCTGTACAGCCAAACGGTCGTAGTTTAGAATTTAAAAATGGCATGCGTGTGGTATTTCACCAACGACCAGGTTTAACTGATATCAGTGGTAATTTGGATTTAGACTTAGTTACAGACGGAACTGATCAATTACACCTAGACTATGAATTTGTCAACTACAATCGAGGTTTAATTGGTGTTTCAGTTGACAGTGTTATATTAACACAAGGCGTTGACTATTATATCACTGGTAACCATATAGTATGGCTAACCGAAGTTCCTGCACTAAAAGCAGTACATGTCCACGCACCAAATTTTTACATCACATTAGATGAAGAACTTAGATTGCGTTCGTGGCTAGTAACAGGTGTTGGCACCGAAGAAGGTATTCGGTTACTAGGGCTAGCATCGCAGTTTACAAACACAGTTTACAGTAAATTATCAAACGCCTTATGGGATCAATCAGCAGTGCCTTGGGACCGTGTTGAATGGGATGGTTTCATTCCTGGTATTAACCCTAAGGAATACATCTTACAAGAACCTGGCGCAAAAAATAGAAATGCACACAGCCGAACAAACTGCTGGTTCCACAAGTCTACTATTCAAACAGCAGTTGACTTCTTAGGTATTGAATTTAGCGATATTGCAAATAGCAATAGTCAAGCATTGCGCCCTATTGTTGAATTTGAGAACAGCCTTGAATTATACAATCACGGTACACGCTATCGCGCCTGGCCAACGTTCCTAGTTAACGAATTAAGCATCGGCGTGTCTGACTTTATTGGATTGCCGTTAGTAGATAATAATACAACAACATTGAACACAAGATACATGGCTTTGTTGTCTAAACTTGATAGACCGGTTGATATTATTGTACAAACACGAATCGGCGCTAACTTTAAATTGGCTCTGAATGCATCGTCTATTCCGCAAGACGAGCTTATTAAGATCTTGTCTAACCTTGACAAGGATAATGCCGCAGGTAGAATTCCAAAGTATGCAGTTTACAAAATAAGCGGCAACAGTATTACCTGGATTAAAAACCCACCAGCGTCAAACTGGACAATTACCTACAGAATTTCTGGCGTAATGTTGTCTGCGTTGCGTATCTTATGGTTAGCTAAAGATTCAAACGTTAACACAATTTTAAACATTCAACATGATGGTGTAATTACAACCGGAGTTTCAAAAGAAGTAGCAAATGATGGTGATGCAGTAGTAATCAATGTAACTTCATCAGCTGACCCACATTACCTAAAAGAGTATCATTGGAAGAATGGTGTTGCTGTTCCAGCAACATTCCGCACTACTGCAATCCAACAACCAGTATTTGAAATTTACAGTCGCGATGGTGTTAAGCTAAGTTCAAACACAAGAACAAAGCCATCAGTAGTTAATAGCACAATTATTAAGATCAAATCTGGCGCATATTTTGACGACGAGTCGGGTTATAGCATTGACTTCTTGCCAACTCAATTTACGCAGTTAACTGCCGATAATACAGCGGTTAACAGCATGTACAACATCTTGTTTGAACACACACTTCAAACAACAGCATTGTATATCGACAGCACTGGTACTCAACAGCCAGTGCCGGGCCCATACTCATTCCGTAGATTTAATGGCGGTGATACGGTAGCTGAACTAAGCAATGGCTACCGTCGTGCATGGTTCAAGTTGAAAAGCTGGGCACTTCGTTCACAGCGAATTGATGGTGCTACAACTATTCAATTAGACAGTTCAATGTGGCCAGAGTACAATTGGGCAGTTAAGATTGCCAATGGTGTAGGCACAGTATTGCACACTGACGACTTTAAAACAGTTGTAGATAATGTAGCAGTTGCCGCACGTGGCCACGAAGTCTCGTTCAAAGTATATCACAATGGATTACAAACCGTAGCAACAGTACGAGGCCAAGGGTTTGAAGCATTTGATGTTCCTGTAGTAGATGGTGCGTTATCATTTGTTGTTCCAACAACAGCAGTTGATACGCTAACTGTTTCTGTTGGCTTTATTAGCTTTACTGCTCGACTAATTGAACTTAAAGATGATCCTCGATTTGTAAAGATTAAATTAAACGGTCTTCCAGTGGACTACGCAGTTGATTCAACTGCTTACACAGTTTCATTAACAGGCACAGGGGTCGTTGAGATTCAGCACCAAGGCAACGACATCGACGGAGATCACTTGACTGCTATTCCTGGTATTGATTATAATCCAGAGCAATTTGAAAACTTCGGCGAGATTAGCGTAGCACGAATTGTCAAAGGCTTGTCAAAGAACATTACAGTAAACACAGCCAGCAAGCGTGAATGGATCGACAGTCCAAAGTTTAAAACACTTGACGGCATTTACATGGCTGACAATAGTGCAATTCGTTCTTCATGGGCAAACTTTGCATTGCAACCTGGACTACAAGATGTTGTAGTTGCACGTTCAATGAGCGCCTGGAGATGGTACCGTAAGTTTATTAGCAAGTTAGAAGAAAGCAATATTGTTTATAATATCAGCGATTACGGTATTAACAATACACTTGACCGTATATTAGGCGAGATGCTATTAGGTGTAACTTATAGCTCAGTTGATGCAGTATCTGGTATGGCATTTACTCGCAATGGTATGCAATTGAATACATTAACAGCCAATGGTAGTGATACATTTGCTATTGGCTCTGTTGATTTGTTTACTCTACCATATGCCGCAGATCACGTTTATGTTTATGTAAACGATAATTTACAATTGCGTGGCGTTGACTATACAATCAGTGGACAACAGGTTGTGTTTAATACTGCACCTGCAATTGACAGCGTCATTGAGATTTACTTTGCTGGACAGACAGAAGTGTATTCTGGTATCCCAGCAAGCCCTGCTAAACTTGGCTTAGGCGGTGTTTATGTTCCACAGCTGGTAACAGAAACTTGGGGCACAAACTCCAAGACGTTTATCCAACGTCACGACGGTTCACGTATCACCGCATACACTGATCCAGAAACAGGTGAAGTTACCGATAGCTATCCACTGAATGCAATTATTTTAGAATTAGAAAAACGAATCTACAATGCTTGTATCAACACAGTTGGTGAAGCAAATAGACAGTACGCATTTAGAAACTATTCTTCGGAAGAAGTAACAGAGTCGCAGTCTCGCTCACAGTTAGAATGGTACTCTATCAATGGCATTGATTACAGAAGTCGTAGCGACTTTGATGCTAACGATGCATGGACATGGAACTATGGTGGTGCAAGCTGGAGAAAGTTATACTTAGACTTTTATGGTACATATCATTTACATGATGCTCCGTGGGAAGCACTAGGTTACGACAGCAAACCAACATGGTGGGACACTCATTACTCGTGGACTGACGCAACCAAGCGTCAAGCACTTGAACTGGCATTATACTTTGGTATTTTAAATGAACCAGGCGGTGCGGCCTTTACAGATCCAAAATTTGCACACCCACATGCAACTTACCCGGTTGATGCGTACGGTAATTTACTAAGCCCATTTGATGCTGGCATTGCTTCTCCTACGGTTGACGAAGCACAACAGCCTTGGGAAATTGGTGCAATAGGTCCAGCTGAAATGGCCTGGCGCCGAAGTGTAAGCGGCACATGGAGTAATGTACTTCATGCACTAGATCGCTACAACTTGGCAAACGAGTTCTTTGATAGTTCAATCAACCCGTTCATTCAAACAGTACACAATAACAGTACTGCACCTAAAGGAACAGGTAGTATTGCACCTGACCAATTCTTATACGCACGTACCTTAATTGGTATTGGCGCAGTGTTATTCGAAGGCTACCGCGAATTTAATTTATTAGGCGAGTCACCATTAGATGACTTGTTGGCTATCGGTACAAAGTTAGAGTTCAGTGTTGGTGGTTTTACTGACGGTGTTATTACATTGAAAATGCCGTACACTAAATTCCAAGATAATGAAAACGTACCCGACAATGACTTTGGTTTAACATTGAGCCACGGTATTCCAAAAGAACAGTTGCGTTACACTTCGGTTAGAGTCGAAAAAGACGACGTTGGATTCCGTGTGTACGGCTTTGATCCAAAGTACAGATTCTTTAAAGTACTAGCACCAACAGCAAATGCGCTGTCAACAGGATATCCTACAACTCGTCGTCAGTTGGCAACTAGCTACGGCACATTTGTTGAGTACTTGCAATGGGACACTACTCCAGTGGCAGTGCCTTACGGAGCATACGTTGCAAATAAACAAGACTTGATTACATTATTAATGGGTCTCGGTGAATATCAAAAGCAACAGGGTCTTGTATTTGATACTATAAACAGTCGTGGCACTATAACAGACTGGAAACAAGCGGCAATTGATGCTATTGCCTGGAGCGAAGAACAATGGGGTGAAGAACACTTCTGTATCGTAGGTGTTGCAACAACTGATGGTTTAAAAATTCATCACCCAATGGGCGCACTAAGCAGACTTGACGCTGATCTTGGACGTACTGGTAAAGTGTTGTATGCCAATGGACGTTCAGCTACTGCCGCAGAGTTGTTAATTACTCGCGACTTTGAGCCAAGCACTGATAAAATCACACCATTGACAAATGATCAAGTTGTATTTGTAAATTTTGAAACACAATATTATGATCACGTTTTCTTTATCAGCAACAAAACCAAGTTTGGTGATTTGATTGCTGACTTGCAAACAGACAACAGATTACAAGATCTAACAATTGCTGGCCGTAGAACTTATAACTGGACAGGCCGTCCATCTGCACTTGGTGTATTACCACAGCAGTATAGTTCATTGCCTGGCTTTGATACACTTGTAAATGATATTGTTGCAAGTCACATGCCAGAACGTGTTGCATTTGATACACTTAAAACTGACATTGCTCGTGGAAACGTAGTACCTTCAAAGAAAAGTGTTATTGCTGACATTGTACAAGACAGTTCAAGTGCATATCTATATCGCCAAGGCTTACAAAGTGCTGTTGGTACAAACTTAGCTATTGATGCACTGTTTAGAAACAGAAACATTGACATTCCAGGAAACGAACAAGACGTAAGTGTTAACGAACAATGGATGTTTAACACTGGCGAGTTTGGTAATTTGTCAAACAAGAAAACTTGGGAAATTGAACTTCGTAAAAAGGATCTAACAAGCAATCGTCAAATCGTAAGATTCCGCGATGATGCACTTGGTGCTACAGATTTGCGAAGCGACAATATTATAGATATCGTTGGCAAAGCTGATCCACGTTGGGTTTCTCGTCCAAGCGATTACTTGTTTAAAACAATCAACAGAGATGCTATTGACAAGAACTATAGCAAGTCACAAAATTGGTTGCCAAGTGCCGGTCTAGCCGACGTTGTTACAACTGACGTAGAAATCATGCGCCTAAGCGATCTTACATTTGATAAGTTGCTTAACGTAGAAGATTCTGCAATACTATTTGAAACACAATCATTTAGCAGATACAACGATTACAATACAGGTGATTACGTTTGGAACCAAGGTAAGTTGTACAGAGCAACAGTTCGTATCATTGGTTCTGATGTTAGCGCATTTGATAACACACAATGGGCCGAAGTACTAATAACTGGCACAATGCTTCCATCCATTTGGATTAGTGATTACATCTTTACAAATCCGCAAGGTTACGGCTGGAACGTACTACAGGCGTTTGCCCCTGCATACATCGAGGAAATTTGTCCAAATGCAATCAACACTGGCTTAAACGAAAGTAAGGCTTCGTTTGCTAGCCCACACAGATTGGCAAAGGGTGACTCATTTATTATTTCTGGCGCCAATGATGGAAACTATGATGGCGTTCATCAAGTTAAAGAAGTAGTTGATGATTATAACGTATTGATTCAAGCACGTAGTACAAGCAATGAAGTTGTGTATAACGCAGTTGGATTCAAATTAAGTTCTGTTAAATTTACAACAGACGAGGAATTCTTGGCATCTACACTATCATTTAGTGCAGGTATGACAGCGTATGTTGACTATGGTGACATCGAAGGTAGCTACAAGATTTACACCTTCACTGGCAACGGCCAGGCTAATGCACAGCAGTATAATATCGAAAACTACAGCAACACAATGATTGATAGTGGATCAATTTATCAAGTACAGTTGTTTGATTATGATACTGAAGATTTAATCCAAACCCTTGAAGTTTTTGATCCATACAAGGGCTTGACCATTGATGACGTTGCTCAATACATTGACTTTAAACAATTGCCAGACCCTGCAAGTTACAACGTTAACGAGCTAGGTTTAATTGACGACTACAACTCAACACCTTGGGGTGCTGAACAAGTTGGCAAACTATGGTGGGATCTAGACAAAGTACGTTACATTGAATATGAGCAGTCAGGTAATTTACAGTACCGTGCTAACCATTGGGGCGAACGCTTTGCTGACAGTGAAGTTGCCATTTACGAATGGGTAGGTAGCACAGAACTACCATCTAGAGACGTTGTACCAGACGCATACTTAGACACTAGTGGCAATGCCGACGGTCAAATTAGATACAGCGAAATTGTTACGACTGATCCAGATTCTGGCGCAAGCACAACAACATATTATTACTGGAAGCGTAGCCCTTCAGTAGTACCAGCTGGCGGCAACAGAGCATATTCTGCGTCTGCAATCGAATCAGTGCTAAACAACCCAGATGTAAATGGTGTTGCTTGGTTAGCACCTATTGATACTAATGCATTTATTATTGCTAACATTTCTGGTGTTTTTGGAAACAAAGACAAAGTTATCTTACGCATTGAGCAGAATTTAAATCCTGAACAAGTGCATGACAATAGCGTACTGGTAACAGAAAACGTAGACGTCATTGACGACTTCTTGTATCAACGATTGTCGTCAAGTATTGTTGGCCGTGACAACTACAGAGAAGCATACAAACTAAACGAGTATGTTGTTGGCAAAAAGTACTTTAAGGGCGATTACGTGTACATCAAGAACAATGGCATTGATGTTGCTACCAGCACATACGGCGGCAGCGATTATCCAATTCTTCAAAATCTCGATGATACTCGTTACGACATTAACACTGTTCGTCGTGCAACATCTGCAGATCATAAGATTTATGTAACCATCAATGACTTTGTTGCAAGTGGTCTTGCCAAGGATATCAAGCAGAGATTTATTATCAAGAGTGCCGCAGGTGCATTGATTAAGGATCCTTACGAAAACACAGAAGGATACTATGCAGTAGTTAATACTCGTCGTAAGGTACCTGATGCTAGCTTACACCCACTACGCCGCTATGGTAATGCGTATGCACCTCGACCACAATCTTGGTTTAAGGACGTTATTGCGGCACGTAGAACTCTCATTACAGCAGCCAACGACTACTTGCTAAACATTGACACGATTAGCAAACCAGACTGGGACCGATACTTGATAAAGTATCAGCCTTTGAACGGATCATACGAAAAGGATCTAACGCAGTATTGGGACTATGTTGATTACATCGTACCGGGCTACACAGTTGGCAACGAACAAGTTCAAATTCGTTCTGAAGAAATCGGTACGCTGGACAGCACAGTAACAAACTTTGGCATAGTTGATGCTTATGGAAATGTTATTGAAGCATATACAAAGTCTGGTAACAACTTAACTCTAATGTATCGTAAAAATGGTACAATCCAATTCTCAAATTCAATTTGGGATGGCAGCTTAAACGATGCATGGGACAAGTTGTCTTGGGACAGAACATACTGGGACGAAGATATCAGCGAAGTGGTTGAAAGTATCCTACGTGCCCTTCGCAAGAATATCTTTGTAGGCGAGGACATTAACTACTTTAACAAGTTATTCTTTGCATTGGTTAAGGAAAGTTTGTCACAGATTTCAAACGCAGATTGGGTAGTAAAAACAACATATCTTGATGTGTTCCAAACCAGCGAGCGCGAGTTGGAAAAGGTAGGTACATACTACAACAAGAAAGATAAGCTGATCATCAAGTACATTGATGAAGTTAAGCCTTTCCACAGTAAAATTGTTGAAGCAAACAAGCTAAACAACGCCCAACAAGATATTGCGGTTTCAATTGAGGAGTCAATTTCATTAACCTGGACGACTCGTACTATGATAACTGACGAAAATGAAAATCCAATTACTACCGAAGACGGTAGAAAGCTATCACCAGTTACAGAAGTAGTTGTACAAGACTTGCAAGAGGAATAAAGTGGGTTATAAAATAACTAACTAAATATCATTATGAACATAACATCTTTACCAGTTAAAATTACAACTCACATTGTGATTACAGATGCTGATACCGGGGAAGTATTGCGCGAAGGCTCGAACGCCATTCACCAGGAAAATATGAGTCAAGTGTTGGCAACAGCACTTGCCCGCGGAACAAACAGCTTTATCAGCGAAATGCATTTTGGTAAAGGTGCTAGTGTAACTGCAATTGACGGTTCTATTTCATATAGAACGCCAAACGTTTTTGGATCTAATTCAGAACTGTACAATCCAACGTACTTTACTGTAGTTGACGCACAGGACCTAAATAATCCAGACCCTGCTAATAACAATTTAACAGTGACACATACCACAGGAACAACTTACAGCAGTACAGTAGTAACAGCAACACTGGACTATAATGATCCAATGGCCAGTGACAGCGTTTTTAACATTGTTAACAGCACCGAAGACAGCTTAAATGCAACTACAAGCGTAGATGGCGAAATGGTATTTGACGAAATTGCGTTAAAAACAAAAGGGACAGCAGGTTTAAATTCTGGTAATTTGCTTACGCACTTTATCTTCCACCCGGTTGAGAAGAGTCACAATCAGCGTATACAGATTGTATACACGCTAAAAGTTCAAGCTGGTTAATCCAAATTTAAACTAAATATACAAAGGCAATAAGCCAAAAGGACATGAGAAATGGCATACGAAGTAAACAAAGCAAACGGTGAAGTGTTAGTTAACCTAATTGACGGGGAAATTGACAACACATCAACCAGTTTAAATTTATTAGGCAAGAACTATCTTGGCTACGGCGAGCTGATCGCTGAAAACTTTGTTCATTTGCTAGAAAACTTTGCAAGTAGCATTGAACCAATTAGCCCAGTTACTGGCCAACAATGGTTTGATACAGGCGAACGCAGATTAAAGCTAAACGCAGATAATTCCAACTGGAAAACTATTGCGTTCTTAGCCGCACAAAATTCAGTACCAGCAGTTGGCACATCAATCCGCGGCGACTTTTGGTACGACACAGCAAACAATGCTATTAAGATTTACACAGCTGATCCAGCATTGCCAGGTACAAACGGTAACGGCTGGATGAACGTTGGTGCGTTCCAAGGCAATCGAGAAACTGCAACAGGCATGGCGTTCTTGGATCTATTAGATACTAACAGTAGCCTACACAAAGTTGTTGGATTGTATGCAATGGGTGTGTGCGTTATGATTATTAGTTCTGATGCCGACTTTACTATTGCTAACTCACATGCTGTACCAGGCTTTGACGAGATTGGCAAAGGTATTAACATGAATACCAGTGGCCGCGATAGTACTGGCTTTGATACAAACGCATTTAAGTTGCGTGGTATTTCTGTAGAAGCTGAATTTGCTGACGTTGCTGAAATCTACACAGCTGATGCAAGCTACGAGCCAGGAACATTAGTTGCATTGGGCGGTACTGCCGAAGTAACACAAACAACAGGATCAGCTGATACAAACATTTTTGGTATTGTTTCAACTCGCCCAGCTTACTTGATGAACGCAAAGCAAAAGCGTGAAAAGAACGCATTACCAATTGCAGTTGCTGGCCGTATTCCAGTTAAAGTTACTGGTACAGTCAATCGCGGTGATCGTTTAGTGTCAAGTGCTATTCCAGGAGTTGCACGAGTTGCCACTCAAGAAGATCCTGCATGGAGCATTATTGGCCGTAGCTTGGGACAGCACAGCGGAGAAGGCATCGGCAAAGTCGAAGCTACAGTCGGAGCACGATAATGGCTATTCAGCGTAAAAAAATTACCGCTGAAGACCTAAACAAATTGGCATCCGATGTCAATGAATTGTTTGGCGATACCCACGCAGGTGAAGGCCCATCTACTGACCCACAGGTTCAAGATGATATTCGTTGGGGTTGGGGCGGCGAAAATGTTCAATACGTACAGCCAAAACAAAAGCTAACCGCGGCTTTTACAAACGAGTTAGTTAATCGCATTAACTTGAGCACATATAGAACCAACAGTACAGACCAAGAACTTGTTATTGTTTCCCAAGGTGAAAAAGTAACAGCAGAATTTTTTAATACTGCGGCAAGCCTACTCAATTCTGCACGAAATTCACGCAACGAAGTTGACCCAGCTTTAACTACACTATCAACGATTCGAACAGTTGTAAGCAATGGCGCTACCTGGAGACACCAATTAGAAAACGTAGTCGAACTTGACTTTGAAGGGTACGAAAGTGCTCGTCACTTTTTCAACGCAGGCGGCGATATTCGTTTGGCATTTTCAATTGCTGAAGGTTATAACGCCGGCTACCACACCTGGCGCGGCATTTTTACAGACCAAGGCACGCTAAGACTAAACGTTGAAACAATGTCTAGCTTGAACAACCGTGGTATCAGCCAGGATGTTGGATTTGCTGAACTAGTTCTAGGCGAGCAACTACTATACACCAGTCCATCAGGCGGCGGTGGCGAGTATGGTGGCTATGGAGGCTATGGTGGCTATGGAGGCTATGGTGGCTATGGAGGCTATGGTGGCTATGGAGGCTATGGTGGCTATGGAGGCTATGGTGGCTATGGAGGCTATGGTGGTTATGGTGGCTACGCTTCAAGCAGAGTAAAGATCTATGGCAACATTGAAAACAACCGTTTGCGCCTACGCACTTTACTTGACCACGCTGGTTTAGGTACTAAAGTAACAGGTACAATTACAATGGCTGTGTCAGTTTCTCAGCCATCAACAGTAACAGAAAATGGGGTAACGTTGGACCTTCCAACCCCTATTATTTCAGTAACCACACCTTGGCAAGAAATCTAATTGGTTAAACCAGGATTTGTACGTTGGTAAATAACAACGTACATAATAATTCTGGAACCAAATGGATACACGCCTAAATGATGCATTGGCCTTTGCCAACTATAGACTAACGCTACAAGTTCAGCGTCAAAATATCGAAGCACGAGTAAATGCGGCTTTGATCGTGTCTTACCAAAATGCAATTTTCAAATCAACCCAAACATTGATTACGTTTGTTGGACTTAGAGCCATGCGATCAGACAAGTTGTTGGTTGAAGATAACAGCGGCAACGTTATCCATATTGAAAATCCAAATGAGTTCCTGACAGAGTTGCTAACAGCGTATGATGCTGCCATGGAGCTAAAGCAACAAGAATTACAAAAATTAAAGTCAGCACGTAGTACTGCTAAAATTGTAGGGCTGTAATATGAGCACCAAGGGCTTTATGATGTTCGCTTACAACAACGAACAGTTGGACTACACTCAGTTGGCCCTTGTTGCGGCGTATGCATGTAAAAAGTACATGCCTGATATCCCAGTTGTGCTCGTAACCAATCAAGCAAGTTTGGAGCAATGTAAAAATACACACGGCCAAGCAATTATGAATGCTGCCTGGGACGACATTATCCTAACCAATCCCGAATACGAACGTAATATGCGCTTACATCACGACGGTGCATATCACAGCTTCAACGCACAATTTACAAACACAAACAAGCACGACATTTACAATCTAAGTCCATTTGATGAAACTATTTTAATTGACACTGATTACCTATGTGGCAATGACAACTTGTCAAAACTATTTGGTAGCCAGTATGATGTTGCAATGTATAGAGATGCTCGTAACTTGCAAATGCAAGAGCCATATACTACAGAACGCTGGTTGCACTATGCTGGTATTCGCATGTGGTGGAGTACTGTAGTTTATTGGCGTAAGAGCGAAGAAGCAGAACACTTCTTTAATGTATGGACCGCAGTTAAAAAGAACTGGGAATACTATCGCTTCTTATACAAGTTTCCAGGTACATTGTACCGTACTGACTACTCTGCTAGTATAGCCGCGCACATGGTCAACGGCTGGCAAGATGGTGGCTTCATTGGAGAGATTCCAAATTATATGCGCTACCAAGACCAGCGTGATGACATTGTAGAAGTTAAGGGTCCTAACCATTGGGTAATGTTAAGCAACTTGCCTGAAGAATGGAAAAATATTGTAGTTGAAGTTCGCGGGGAAGATGTTCACATGATGAATAAGAAAAGTATTCTTCGTAACTACGAAAAGATCATGGAAGAACTAGCATGACACTACACATTATTACGCCACAGGATTACGATGACCATGCTAAAATTACATCAATGGATGCAAAGTTTGTCAATGCCTCTGTTGAAATTAACATTGTCAATGTAGAAAAAGATCCATATAGTCAGATTAAGCAACTTGCTACTCTTGACTTAAAAGCCGGAGACATTATTTGTCTAGCTGGAACATGCACACGTCAATCAACTGTAGCAGTTGCTGAACTAGCTGCCGCAAAGAAAATAAATCTCATGCCCGGAACAGGTACAGATCATCGCGGAGTCCCAATCCAGCCACACAAGATAAATGCACGTGCCGCAATTGAGAAAAATGATATTACAGCTTGGCCCTATTTAATGGTCATTGGCGATCCTGAGTTAGCTAAAAAGAGTTTTGAGATCGTACCTGATTTAGATAGCACACTATACTGGCCTAACTATGTACCAGAACCTGATCAAGTACGCATTGAGCATTTGCTTGCTGTAGTAGCCTCAACCGGATTATGGGAAACTCCTGAATGGTTTAAAATTGTTGATTTGTCTGTGCGAGACTTAGAGCTTGCTCCGGTTATGTATGCAAGTCATATGTGGCATGATTGGATTGCTTTCTATCCTGCTAACGGAAATTTTAAACTTGAAAATCATTCACAGCTACATCCAGTTTGGTTAGCTGGTAGCACTAAGCCATTGGAATATTGGTAATCATGGCAGAGTTAAAGTTTGAAGTACGCCGACGAGAAAAGAAACGAGCAGAGTTTTGGTGCGTCAATTACGACGAGCACACAGGCAAGATAAAATCAATTGAGCCTGGTGATCGTCAAGTTGCTGGTGTGCTTATAGTTAACTATGCCCGTGTTAAGAAAATTCTTGCAGGTGAAAGCAATCAAAACGATTACAGAGTATCCCTCAATGAGAATCTTGGCGTACTTGACTTAGTAGACATAAGACGTCCGCTTGAGTATAAAAAGAAACAAGTGTACCGTGGATGGTTATCTGCGGCAGAATCAGAAAGCTACGCACCAGCTTCGTTACGTGCGACACTTTTTGCAGACACTGGGCACATTCGATTTGAAGCAAGTCGAGCCTGGACCACAAGAGTAAAAGATGGCTTAGATAGAAACACAATGTCTGATAGTATTCCGTTTTTTATTAGCGATGCACAAGATCCGCACAACCTATTTGGATATGATTCAATTAACTTAGCTGAAGTTATTGAACGTGGATTTTGGGAAAAGCGCCTATGGGCATTTATGGATCATGCCATTATACAAAAAATATTGTATCATGGACAAGAAGTTCGCATCAATATGCAACCAGTCGCAGATAGCTTTAACTTTGTACGAGCCCAACAGCACTCCGAGTTCTCTGAAATCATTGACGAACGTACAATTCTTAGTAGGACAGGTCCCGGAAAGCATCTTAGCGTATATTCTAAGAATGGTTCACTGTGGGTACAAAGTCATTACACAAGGGGCTGTGCAATTGATCAGATAACTGGTAATTTGTCAGTAGCAGTATTATCCCAACCTGACCCTGACTTCTTTGTAGCCTGGGCTGAACTACCTGCACTTATGCTACGACAAGAACATCCGTTTGAATTGATTTCAAATTGGCCAGACCATGTGGTCCCAAGTTTGTTATATAAAGCTAACAACATAGATATCGGAGTACTCCAATGAAAACCCCAATTACAGAATTTGACGTAGTGTTTATCAGCTACGATGAACCAAATGCAGATGAGAATTATGCAGACTTGCTAGAAAAGTGCCCGTGGGCCAAACGCAGTCATGGCGTGTATGGTAGCGATGCTTGCCATAAAGCGGCTGCAAAGTTAGCTGAAACAGAACGCTTTATTACAATCGACGCCGATAACAAAGTTCGTCCAGACTTCTTTGAGATGGAGCTAGACTTAACTAAGTTTGATCGCAGTGACGTACTAAGCTGGAGCGGCAAAAACGTTATCAACGGACTTGTATATGGCAATGGCGGTGTCAAACTTTGGCCCAAAAAAGTTGTAGAACAAATGCGAACACACGAAGCAGTTGATGGCGGCGCTGGCGCTGTTGATTTTTGTTGGGACATTCACTATCATCAGTTAAACAACATCTACTCTGATGTGTATAACAATTCTACTCCATATCAAGCATATCGTGCAGGCTTTCGCGAAGGTGTTAAGTTGGCACTACACGACGGCAAGCCGATGGACTGGAGACAAATTGCCGCCCGCAATAACTTTAAAAATCATCGCAGACTGTTAGTTTGGATGAGTGCCGGCCAAGACGTGCAAAATGGATTGTGGGCCATGTACGGTGCTCGATTAGGTTGCTATTTGACCAACTTACGTCGAGACTGGGACTACAAATTGGTAGCGGATTTTGAATGGCACAATCAATACTGGAGCGAAACAGTAATGCCAATGTTTGCTGGTAACGAAGAAACATGTCCAGTGTCAAAGTACTCGTGGAGTAAAACAGCACTTATGGCTGAAACTGTAAAGTTGGGTAAACTACTACGCCAAGAATTAAAATTGGATATTGCTGAACTTGATGAAGCTGGTAGCAGATTCTTTAAGGCAAGTTTCTTTAATCCACATCGTTTAGCACCTCATATCAAAGAAAGTGATGTTGAACAGTTTATCGCTGAGTAATGTTAGATATCTTTTTCATCTCAATGGGCGAAGAAGGCAGCGAAGCCAATTGGCAACGCTTGCTTCAACTTGCGCCTACAGCAAAGCGTGTTGATAACGTAAAGGGCATCTACGAAGTACATCGTGCTTGTGCTCAGTTAAGCACTACTAAAAACTTTTATGTAGTTGATGCAGACGCATGGGTACTCGACGGATTTAAATTTCATTGGGAACCCGACGCTAAAACATTACACTGGGGAGTTCCTGAAACAGAATGTGTTTTGGTTTGGCCTAGTCGCAACCCAGTTAACGGGTTAGAGTATGGATATGGCGGCATTAAAATGTTCCCTCAGGCTCCATTTTTAGAAGATAAACAATGGCGCATTGACCTGTCTACTACTGTTGGTCGCGCAACAGTTAGCAAAGAACAAGTCAGTTGCGAAACACGATTTAATGCTACTCCTGAATCGGCTTGGATTGGTGCATTCCGTGAATGTGCTAAACTTGCATCATTGAGTATGATTAAAAGTCGTGTACGCAAAGCAGTTGCAACTAAAAATGAAGAATTAAGCAAGCTAGCAGAATATGTCGCAGAGCAAATAGATTGGGCCCCAGAGAAACGTGCCACGTATCGTCGAGTGCAAAGTGTACTGATTGCTGACCGTTATAGCCACGAATCAAACATTTACTCTTACTGGGCAGAAATTGAAGAATGTAGTCGTCGCAGATTACATTGGGCCACAGTGGGCTGGGAAGCGCACAATGGAAAATACAGTGTACTAGGAGCACAAGCCGGATCTCGGTTTGGACTACAGTACAGCGATGATTTGACAATGCTTGATAAAATTAACAACTGGGACTGGTTGCGAGGAGAATTTAAAAATGTCAATGTTTAACGTTAAGCCAAAGAAACAAAATACAAGAACTACCTTTGCAGATATTCCTGTTGTATTTTTAAGTTTTGACGAACCAAATGCTGAGGCACACTGGGACCTATTGCAACAAGTAGTTCCGCATAAAAGAATTGCTCGTGTGCATGGTGTAAAAGGATTTGACGCTTGCCACAAAGCCGCAGCCGACGCATTTCCAATGAGCGATTATGTTATTACAGTTGATGCTGACAATCAAGTTGATCCAAAATTCTTTACTAAGTCTTTGCCCCAAAACATGAACGGGCAAGTTAGTTACACCTGGGGTGGTCGTCAAGTCACAAACGGTCTTATGTATGGTAATGGTGGCCTAAAGATGTGGAGTACTGAACACTTGTCTAATATGAAGAGTCACGAGCTTGCTGATGAAGAACGTGATGCAGTAGACTTTTGCTGGGACTTTCAACGCTACAAAGAACTGCCAGGATGCTGGAGCAACGTACACACAAATGGTAGCCCTTATCAAGCATTTCGTGTAGGCTTCCGCGAAGGTGTAAAGCTATCAATGGAGCAAGGCCGTTTACTTGCGTTTGACGAGTGGCCAACTACAATGCATGCCGCAAACTATCAACGATTGCTAACATGGATGACCATTGGCCGAGATATCGAACACGGTATTTGGAGCGTATATGGCACCAGACTTGCTGTTAAAATGTTGCAGTACGATAACTTTAACTTTGTAAACATCCGTGATTACGATTGGTTCAAAGATTTCTTTGAGCAACATTGTAATGCTGATCCAGTAAAGGCTGCTAAAGCACTTGGAAAGAATATAAGCGATGGGTTAGGCTGGATACTTCCAGACTTTGACGCAGAGCAAAGTGCATTTATTAAGCAAACACAATTGCACCCTGACAAGCCATTGACATATGAAGATGTTGAATGGCGTACAAATTTAAGTTTATATGGATGGTTCCGTGGATAAAAATGCAGAATTAAGATCAGCGTTAATGTACTTTACTGACGAAGCAATTGGATACCGTCATAGTATTCATTTCCTTCATCGCTGGATTGAAACTGGAGAACAAGCTGAGTTAGAAGGCCTGATCCTCGAAGTCGGCCGCGAAAACTTTGTTGATTTACAACCATTGCTTGATACCGTTAAAAATCCGTCTAATACAGCAGGTATCGCAACACTGTATAATTTTATTAAGATACACGGAGTATGTTGCACAGGCGATCAATACACTCGAATACTGCCACCACCACAAGTTGATGACACAGTATTGCATAATATAGAAGGCAACGCCTGGGCCATGCATAATTGGATTGAAGCAAATACCCATGATGGCATTAGTCCGTATTACTACATTGGGCGGGCGTACGGATTATTACAAGAGGCATCAAGTAACTTTTATAAAATTTTTGAATTGCTTGAACTTATGTTTGGCAAGGACGTTACATTATTCTCGGCAGTACAAGATGATGATATTAAGTTGTTAGGTAAGCTATTGAGTAATTATTATCCTAGTTGCAGTAAACATATTAATAGGTTAGCACATTCTGTTGCCGAGCATCCAGATTTAAATTGGAAAGATGCACTAAGCAGAAACCAAATTAAAAGCAAACTGTGGTTAATTGAACAAATGGATGCGCTTAAAATATTACCAAAACCT